CAACTTCTGGAGAAGCTATCCCTGAAATCTCGATAATAAACGCTGCAGAAATCCTCGTAGCAATATCGCTAATACTAGTATTACTCCGTGATAAGATGAAAAGGCAAAACTCACGAAATCCTCAAATATAACAGCATAATAATACTATTTTTTAAAAGGCGACTTTAAATAGGATTTTCTATTAAACAGTCTTAAATTCTGCTTTTTTATTGTGAAAATTGTTTAAATTTGTCTTCTTTTCCATTTTCTGTTCGAGGTCAGAGCTGTTTGGCAAGCGTGTCTGTTGATGATGTTCGCGACGTGATTAACATTGGTACAACGGATATTCCTGACACAAAGGTTTTGAAGATGGTTAAGCGGGCTGAGGTTACGCTCAGCCTTGAGCTTGGTAAGGAAATTGACTACGGCGATTGCACGGATGCCGAAAAAGAGTTCATAACGGTTCTGGCTGCTGTCTACGCAATTTGTTATTTAACTGGCGGTTCTGCTGTTGGCTTAAGCTTCAGTGTTGGAGACCAAAACGTGAGCGTGCTAAGTAAGGCTCCGCCTTTGGATGTTTTGCAGGCTGAGCTTGAGCGGATTCTAGGCGGATTGAAAGTGCCCTATGTTGGGAGAGTGTAGCTGTTTTGGGAACCGTTCCATCTGTCTATTTTCAGTTTGTAATGGATTACGCGCCGTATGTTTACGTCATTCCAGAGTCCGGACCAGATTTAGCCACGGGTAAAGCAGTTTTAGCGGCATCCTTCGCAATTGACTTCTTATGTGAAGCCTATTCTGCCAAACAGTTTGAAGACGCTAAGGCAGCCATTTACAACAAAATTGTAGAGCTTGCCGATTGGATTTTGACTCAGCAACGTACAGATCCTGCGAAGAAAGCCTATGGCGGATTCAAAAGCGCAGAAACAAGCCCGTATTATTTTAGCGTCGACGCTTGCAGGGTTATTCCTTCGCTTCTAAAAGCATATGAAATAACAAGCGATGTTGATTATTTGAATGCGGCTAAGCTAGCTGGAGCCACATTTCTTAAAACTATGCAGGATAAGCAGACTTATGGCGGATTTGCCAGAAGTGTCACCATTGGCGACGTTTTCGCCCTTCAAATGGATGTTGAATGCCTCTATGGGCTTACAGGGTTGAAGATGCTTGCTGAAACGTATGATTTGGCTAATTCTGCAACATATCAGAGCATGATGTCCAAGGCTGTGGACTTTTTACGTGAAGGCTTCGAGAATCTTTGGCTGTACTATGATCCTGCAGATTCAAGTTGGCATCGTGTAGGCTTAGCTGAAAACGAAGTTTATGATGATCCCTTTGCATATGCGCTCTTGGGTCTTTACGGTTATGAAGGCTGGAGCCTTTCAAGCCAAAAAGTCTACAACTTTATCAATAGCATTAAGGCTTCTGCGCAGTATCCAGCATACAACCCAGCCGTTTGTTGGGCAGGCTACATAGATGTGGTCACACGTTTTCCATCATGCGATTATTATGATGCTGTTACTGTGGGAATCTTGTGGAAGATTCGAAGAGACCGCGATAAGCCCTGCTTCGCCTTCAGCATGAAAGTTGTGGATAAGCATCAGAGCGAGTTCATGTTCTGGGGCGTGAAACATTCGGATTACAGTTACGTTGAGAATAAGCAGGCTATGGCTACGGTTTGTTGGCTTGCCCAGCTATTCCTCAACTATCAAGAGCCTTCAACGCCTTTTACGAGGTTTCTTAGGGCTAGGGGCGAAAATCTGGAAATGTGCCCTGTGCGAGAAGCCTCTGAACAGGTAACCTACGGCGAAGCCGTTGACATGTCAGCTGTTGTTTCACCCGCGCGTGTTGAGGAAGTTTTAATCGAGCCAGGCTATTTGATTAACGATTACGTAACGGTTTACACTTTTGCTCCTTTGAGGCATCATGACAAGATACGTCGCAAAGGCGAGGATTACGAGGTTTTGGGAGTTCAAACCTTCAATTTTGGCGGAGAAACAGCTTACTTTAAAGCAAACTGTAGGAGGTTTATTGGACATTGAGCGAATTTGAGAACCCTGTGGCTACTGTTGCTAGGCTTCTAAACAAGAACATGCATGTGGTCAAAGATGACGGCGCAACAGCAAGCATTAAAGTTAGCAGTGAATGGTATGACCGAGAGTTTTTCAAAAACTATGATGGACAAATCACTGTTGGCCTTGCGGGAAGCCAAGACCAGAAGATTGAAATGTCAGGAAGGACACGCAGGCGTTTAGGCTCTTTACGAGTAAATGTTTGGGCTACAGATAAGCCTGCATCAGCTGATTCTGGCAGGCTCATGCGAAACAAGATTGTTGAAGAAGTTAACCACATCGTGAGGCAAAACCGCAATGTGCCAAACGTGACGGAATACAGTTTCGCTGGTTTAGGCTATCCGGCGGGCGACCCGCACAAGGCTTTTCAAACTGGCGCCTCAGCAGAGCCGTCTCCAGAACATAGCGGTTGGGCTGAATTGTCAAGTGTTGAATATGAGAAGATCTGGTATAGCGACGACAACTGCTATTCCAAAAGCCACAACGTCAATGGCGAATATGCCATAATGCTCTTTCGCTTCAAACTTGATTCACGAGAAAAAACTGTGAAACAAATTGTTTTAGCCTTTGAAGGATATGGCACTGCTCCGACTGGTAATGGTGTCACCGCGAAAGTTTGGAATCACATGGCTTCTGCTTGGCAGAACGCTCAAACTGGAACTGGCGGAGCGGACGAAACAATTACAATCACGCTTACTACGAGCATTACCGATTATATCGGTGATAACGGGTATGTTTGGCTTCTCGCAAGAACAACAAGCCCCAGTGACGGCACAAACCCTGCCATGCTTTATTGCGATTATGTAAACTGCATGGTCACGGTTAACGGAATCACATATCTAGACGTTATTAGTTTTCGGGATGCAGACATTGTTGATGTTAAACCGTTCATTTTTCGCACTGAGTTCACCTTAAAATCATGGTCCTTCGAGGATATCAGAGGCGCATTTTAAAGGAGTGTGAAATGGAAATATGCCAGACACGTATGGAGCGCATGAATGTCGCGTCTATTTTGTCCAAGAAACAAACTATGGAGAAACGCCTGCAAACCCGTCAATGCTCAGCGTAAACGCGGAAAACGTGGAGCCTTCTTTGGACCCGAGCTTGATAGGGGTGAGGGGCGTTGGAAGCAGAGACCTTCAAGCGGTTAAGAAAGGCTTGAGGCAGGCGAGCTTAAAAGTTGTCCATATTTTGTCGTCTGATGCTCCCATATCCTTCATTCAGCATGCCCAAACATTGAACAGCCTAAGCGTCCAAGTGCTTTATTATAAAGGCTTGTTCGCAAGCGCAACTGACATCATAAGCCTCCTTTACAAAGGCTGCAGAATAAACAAGCTAACTGTTGAATGTAGTCTCGAAGAGGTTGTTAAGGCAACTGTTGAACTTGTTGGAAAGGACGTTGCAGTTGGAACAAGCAAAATAGCTGGGGCGACCTATGGTGACTATGTGGGTGCAATTCCGTACAGCGAAAGCTGCGTGCAGAGGGGAGCTGGAGACGGTTCAGGTTTAACAGCGCTGGAAAGAGTGACAGACTGGAAGTTTTCAGTAGAGAATAACTTGAAACCCGTGCCAGTTATCCGCTCAACTGATGGACATCTGCTCAAATTTTTGTCCGTTAGACATCGCAACTTGACTGGCGAGTTAATGTTCGAGTTTGAAAGCAAGCAAGAATATGATGATGTGATCAACGACAGCGAGTTCAGCTTAAAATTTGGTTTGGGCGGCACAAACAGCGCCTTATTCAAGTATTGTAAATGGGAAAATGTTGCTACGCCAACACGCATAGAGGACCTTGTCAGTTTGAAAGCTTCATTTGTTGCACGGGATGCCCTCATAAGCTAGACGGAGGCTTGACAATGCAAACGGAAGTTTTGGAAATTGATGACCGATTTGGGAAAGAATACCAAGGACGTTATGTCTTCAGCGAGATCAGCTGGGCTAAACGTAATCGCATCATTCAGAAACACACCAAATATCACCCGTTAACAGGACAAGTCGTGAGTAGCGACTTTATTGCCATTCAAGCTGAAACCATTTGGGCTTCTCTTAAACAGCAACCGCCAAACAAACCCGTAACACTTGAAAAGCTGCTTGCTGAAGATGATGGCATCTCCATAGGTTTAGGTGAACTTTTCAGCCAAATTGCAAACAAACTGAACAATGTAAGCCTCGAGGAATCTGCTTTTTTATCCGAGCCATCCGCAGACAAAAGCCAAACGCAATCCTCACAGACTTCCGTCTCTGCAAAGAGTTCGGCTGGACACCAAACCAGCTTGCAAGGCAGTCAGCCAAAACCATCCAACGATTCATCGTAATTTTGAATGAAATGGACCGACAGGCGGAGGAAGAGCGCAAAAAAGCTGAAAGGGAGGCGAAACGGCGTGGCTGTTGAGGTTAATGTTGCCGTAGACGGCGTTGAAGAGTTTAAAGATGCCATGGAAAAATTTGATTCTAGCTTGCAAAGCCATGTGCATAGACAGTTGGCAGGCTGGGCTGAAGCCGTTAAAGTCTTAGCTAAACAGTTTGTTCCAGTCAGAACGGGGCATCTACGCAGTTCAATTTATGCAAAAATTAGCGAATGGGTTGCTGAGATTGGTGTTGAAGCTACTTATGCATTATTCGTTGAGCTTGGCACGAGACGTATGAGGGCTCAGCCTTACGTTTACCCGGCAATTCAGGAAAATCTTCCAAGGCTTGAACAGATAGTTTGCGAGGCTGTTGATGCAGCCAAAGTGGAGGCTGGTTTAACGTGAGTTTTAGGGAAATAGCCATAACTATTCGTGCTGTTAATCGTGCAAGCAACGAGTTTGCGAAGATTCAGTCTGACGCTGAAGGCTTATCTGTGCGAATTAAAAGTCTTGGTGCTGCAATTGCTGGTTTAGGGGCGACTGGAACTGCGATTGGACATATAGCTCATGAGTTTGGCTTGTTGAATGATCAGCAAGCTCGGGTTTTCAATTCTGCCATGATGGTTGTCACAATAATGGGCATGTTTATGCGGACAAGCTGGGGCGTCGCCGTAGCCCAGAAAGTCTACGCTGCTGCCTGTTGGGTTGCCACAGTTGCCCAAAACGCCTTAAACGTTAGCTATGCAACTTTTCTGGCTTTGACTGGTGTTGGCATAGCAGTTATTGTTGCGGCTGCTGCTGCCATGTGGTATTTTGCTTCCCAAATGAATGCTGCAACTGCAAGCGTTCAAAGCTTCAATGCGGCTGCTGCTGAAACGCCTTCGTATGCTCGTGGTATTCGCAGAGCTGGAGAAGAGGAATATTTTAGACGAGGTGTTGAATAGTCCATGAGTGTCGAAATCCCCAAAGTTGCCGTTGCTTTTGGCACTGTCACTCCGCCACAAGGTGACGTTATAGATTTGCAGGTGCATTTGGGTTGCACTACAGAAGTGAGCAGTTTTGAAGTTTTGCTTCAGAATTGGGATAAAAAGTACAGCCCAAGCGGGACTTACTCCATAAGCGTTGGCATGGATGGACACATAGACATCGGCAGAGGCTCGAACGTTCCGCAAATCATAACATGCCATGTTGAAAGCGTCAAATGTGAGTCTACGCCAACTGAAAACTATATTCGTGTTGGTGGCAGATGCTGGGGAGAACGCCTTTTCCGCCGAGTTGTGACAAAAACCTATGAGAACAAAAAGGGCGAAGAAATAGTCAAGGATTTGCTTGACAATTTTGCTGGTTTAAGCCACACGCGGGATTCAACAGAACTTGTGGAAAACACTGATACGACCTACACAAAATTGGAGTATGATAATACACCCGTCTTTGATATTCTCAAAAACATTGCCGGAAGTGCTGACAAGTCTGGAGTGATAGGTTTCGATTTTCGTGTCGCCCCAGATGCCAAGTTTGAGTTTTTCCCAACAAACAGCAAGGCATCACCTGTAAGCCTCAGCGAAAAAATCGAGGTCAGCGAATACCGTAAAGACATTCACAGAATAAGAAACAAAATCACTGTGTACGGTGTTGCTGACAAAAGCATTCCTTCAGACAAGGATGCTTGGACCGAAAGCCTAACACCTGCTGATGGCAGTTGGAGCGCTGTCTCAGGCAATGTAAGTTTTGACACAGCAACAAAGAAGAAGGGCAGCGGAAGCATCAAAACATACGCCTCAAACCTTTACTATGCAGCATGCATGCTAACACTGAACAACAGCAAAGAAGTCAACGCCAACCTGTATCCAGCCCTAAATTTTCTCATTAGGCGGGAAAACAGTTTCAACGGAAACATAAACGTGATACTCTTCGACACAGCTGAGAAGAACGCTTCCAACTTCTTCAACACCGGCGCAGATGAATGGTTCCAAAAACAAGTTAGGGTTGGCGCCGAAAACGCTGAAGTTTGGGATGTTGAAAGCGGCTTTGACTGGACGCAAATAAAGAAGGTTCGTTTTGACTGTTGGTTTACGGGCACTGGCACAGGCAGCTTCTGGGTTGACGGTTTATTCTTTGGCGGACATAGATACAGTAGCACACAAGAAGATTCCGCAAGCCAATCAGCCTACGGCTTAAGGGAGCTTGTCGAAGTTGACGAAGAACTGTACAGCGACAACGAGTGCCTATTAAGGGCTAAGGCAATCCTTAACCATCTGAAAGACCCAGCAGAATACCTCACAGTAAGAAGCACTGTCACAGACTATGGCAATACTCCTCTTTTGGCTGGCGACAAGATTCATGTAACATTATCAAACGAAAATGTGGATGCAGACTTTCGCATTTTAAGCGTTGAATACCATGTTGATGCTAAAACACAAACGTTAGAAATAACTTTGGAGCTTGGACGTGAACAACCACTTTTGGCTGATTACCTATACGCCTTGCGCAGCAAAACTGACCATCTGAGTAGGCACAAAATAGCGAGATGATTTGATGAGCGTCCCTTACGGAAGATATGAGGAATCTTTCAAAGCCATTCACAGCGCCTTATCTGGTCTCATGGCACCGCCATCGGGCAAAAGACTAACAAAAGTTGAATTTACCTGGAACCCAAGTGGCACTTTGGCTACTTTAAAGGCTTACGAAAGCACAACTCTTCTTTTCACACTTAGCTTCTCTTGGAATGCTGATGGCAGTTTGAAGGAGGTCAATCGAAACGATGCTTGACAAGGCTCTAGTCATTAGGGACGACAAGGGCAAGTTTAAGGATGTGGGTGACGTTTTAGCCATTGCAAGGGCTGAGGGTAAGAAGCTTTTTAAAACTCACGAGAATGTTGTTGTGGTTCGGGTGTTTTTTGACGTTGAGGTTGGCTGGATAGCGGTTGTTCGCTGTCCTTCAGCAATTGCTAGTCGTTCAACATCGCTGGTTGTAAGCGGGGGAGAAAAAGAATGAAAAATGGAAGTGAAAGAGAGAATAGGATTCAAAACTGAATGGAGAATAGACAAGTTCAAAGACCCAAGCAACTTGATCGCTGAAGCTCTAAGTAAAGGCATCAGCTTCGAAGAAGCAGTAGCGTTGGCTGGCGAAAACTATCTTGGCTCTGATGTCTTTGAAGGTAATCTAGGCTTAAATGAAGGACTTGCCGAACTTATCGACATAGTCTGCGGGTTGGGTACGCCTACGAAATGGGATAACACAAACGCTCGTTTAGGTGTTGGAAATTCAAACATGGCAGCAGATGCCACGCAAACAAGCTTGCAAGGGGCAACTAAAACGTTCAAGGCTATGGATACGGGATATCCGCAAAGAAGCGCTCAAACTGCAGAGTGGCGAGCAACTTTTGGTTCTGCTGAAGGCAACCACGCATGGGAAGAATTTACAGTCGTCAATGCTGCTGATGATGCTGGCAAAAACTTGAATCGCAAAGTCGAAAGCAAAGGCACAAAAGCAAGCGGAGAAACGTGGACTTTGAGCCTGAAAATAACATTTAGTTAAAAGAATCTGTTGTTTAGCGTCGCTTCCCAATTTTTGTGTTTGCTGAGGTGATGGATTTGGTTAGCACTGTTGGAACAAGCACTTCAGTCAATGCGACCATTGTTGCTTTTGAACGTAAGACTCTTTATGTTAACGGATTATTTTGGGTTTTCTACTGTGACGGAACAAACATCGTTTACAGGACAAGCACAGATGGCTCGACATGGTCTAATGCGACTACAGTTGCTGCTGGGACTGTTGGTCAATGTTTCAGCATTTTTCATGATGGAACCTACCTGCACTATGGTAGAACGAGTCCATTTGCATCTCCATATGCACTTTACTATCGTAGAGGAACTTTAAACTCGGATGGAACTATTACTTGGTCACTTAATGAGGTTACCGTCTATGACTTTGGGGGCATAAATCCTTTTGAAGTTTTGGTTCTCGTTGACTCTGACGGCTATCCTTGGCTTGCCTGCAGAACTTATTATTCTGGCAACAGATACACTTGGTATGTTAAGGCAACAGCTACTGACGGTTCAACATGGGGAACTCCAACAAAAATTGAAACGGCTAACAACTATTTGTTGGCGGGTTTTCATCCTCTGCCAAATGGAAGGCTAATCATCATATGCACGAAGGCTGGGACATCAAATGTGGTCTATGCGTATAAAATCTGGGATGGTTCTCAGTGGAGTGCATCATGGACTGACATTTCAACCTATACTAGTGTAGGGCAAGCCTATTTCTGTTCAACCGTGAAAGACGATACTGTTCACATGGTTTGGCTTGTTTACTCTTCTTATGATATACGATACGTTAAATATGTGGATGGAAGTGGTGTTAGCGGCGAAGTAGTTGTTCAATCGGGAACCACAAGCACTTCAGCCCCAGTCTTAAGCATTAATACAGCCAACAACGACTTGTACTGTTTCTGGACTGGTTCACCAACAGCAGACCATATCTACTATAAGAAATGTGTAAGCGGCACTTGGGATGTCAATCCTACAGACTGGATAACGGAAACTACAGACCATTTAACGGGCAACGATAAACTTGCATGCTTCCCTAAAGTTTTCAGCGGATACATAGGCTTAGAATACATGACCTTAACAGCGAGTCCATACAACGTAAGATTTGCTTATCTTGATGTATCAGGTGTGGTTTTGAAAGAGGTTACGGATTCTTTGAGTTTAAGCGATGCTGTCTTGCGGGATAAAACCTTAGCAATTTCCGATTCTGTGGGGCTTGCTGATGCATCATTGAGGGATAAAACCTTTCAAATTTCCGATTCAATAACTCTTTCAGAAATTATTGAAGTAGTGACTGGTGCCATAATCAAGTATGTCGCAGACGCAATTGGACTAACAGAACAGATTAACGTAGATAAAGTCTTCATTGTTTCAGACACTATAAATCTGGCTGAAGCTGTTTCAACTCCTATGCGTATTCTTCACGCTTTAGATTCTATAGGCTTATCGGACAATGCCTATGTCGATAAGATTCTGATGGTTTCAGAACAAATAGCCTTGGCTGAATTTGTGGAAAAAACGGTTGCTGGCGGGGTTAAGACCAAAATTTTCTTGTTAATGGGTGACTTAGCCATTCAGATTACAGGGTGATTTGGGCGTGGATAAGAGTGTTAGGCGTGTGGTTGTTGAGGTTCGTTGTGATTTGCATAGGGAGTTGCGGAAGTTGGCTTTGTTGAATGATTTGCGGATTTACGTGTTGGTTAATGGGGTTTTGGAGGAGTTTCTGGAGGATGAAGAGCGTGTTAAGGCTTTGATTAAGCGTTTGAGGCTGAAGGTTTAAATT